ATGGCTCCTCATAAACTAGATGATGAACGAAGAGCGGCGAATTGGGCTAGGATGCAGAAGGCAATGAGGAGTACGAGGTAATGGGGTTTAAAACAGGCAATATTTATCAATATTTAAAAGAAGTTTTAGGCGTTGATGATGCCTATGCTTTCTCAAAATGGGCATTAGGTTCTAATTCGGGTATGACAAATTTAGAAGATGTTCCTAAAGCATGGAACGAAAGACATGGCAATGAATTTCGTATTAATGTAGCAGGAAACATTGAATATGATTTAGAAAAAATGGTTAAACTTTGGAAAGAACAGAACAAAAAATAGACACTAAATAATTGATTTGATAACTTGGCCTTAGCAGTTCTACGACCTCGCTAGTCAAGACAGTATGGCACTTCGTCAGTGTGGCAGATTTAGTTCCTTTTCGCCGAGGAATAAAAACTAAATTTAAAACCTTTGACGGAGACTCTATGTCAACTGGTATCACCAATATTCAGAACATGGCCCCAGAGTTACCTCTTCAGTTTTCTGAAGATCTACTCTCTACTCCAATGTTCAATCTAATCCATTCATTTGGAGCAGACCTACATTTCGCCGAAGCACATATCGGCAAAACTACACGGCTAAGCCGATACGAACGCTTATCTACTGATGGCGGACAACTTGATGGTTCTGGTATTGATCCAGCACCGGAAGTAGTTGTAAGAACTGATATTGACGCAACTACAGAGATCTTTGCTAAAACTATCGTTATAAATGAGCAGGTCAGAACATGCGTAGCCTGCTATAAATTTTTGGTAAATAACTTGGAAGGCCTAAACGCTGCTTAAGCGCATGGTAACCAGAGGCAAGCTTTAGTTAGCTTTAAGAGAAGAAGTACGAATATGAAGAGATCTAAGTTCCTTAATCAAAGACTGGCGGCGAGCGATAAGCTCATCAGAAACCTTTGGGCCTCGTTGTCCTTTGGTATATGTCCTTTCTTTAAAGGTTTTTCTCATCTCAATCATAATTTCAACTTGTCTTCGCTTGGCGACAATGTAAGGAAGAATGAGTTCACAAACATGCAAGAGTTTATCACCTGTAATTTGCCATCTCCAAACAGGAAGGCGACTATTTTCAGAGAGTTGATTCTTAGTGTAAGGAATACATTTAGTCCCAAAGTTGTTAACGAGCCAATCAATCATGTCTTTGTTTGTATTACAAATACAAAGATATGTGGTGAATTGAGGAGTTCCAATAGAGGTTACAGCGTAACTTCCAATGGAAATACTACCTTCACCATCAACGATTCCAGCCAAGTAGGCGAGAACGGTTGGTTTGTAAGACTTGCGAACGTATTTTTCTCTACCGAATGTAGTCATAAATCCTCTTTTGGAAAAGGATTATATTACTTTATTCGAGAAAAGTCAACTAGATTGCAGCCGCAACGACTAACCCCAAAAACACCGCAAGGTGAAGTGATAGTCTAAACAAAGGTGAAAGCCTTTGAGTGGGGATTAACAAGACCCACCGCCAGCAATGGTCAGTAAGAGCGAGTCGAAAGCTCTGAAAGTAATAGCAAAGTACGCTCTTTGAAAACGACAAAGTTTTAACAAAATTCACTGCATTAGGCGGACAATGGTTACGTGAGAAAGAAGATCTCCTAATGAGAGACCTTTATGCTTCTTCCGTATCCTATATCAACGCCGTTGGTGGTGTGAATGGCGATCAGCCTAGTGAAATCTCACGTAATGATGTGAATAACATCGAGCGTATTTTGCTTGGCAATGATGCTAGAACCATGCTTGCAGTTAACGAAGCGATGGATAAATTCGGAACAGCTCCAACTCGTGACGCTTTTATTGCGCTTGCTTCGACCGATATTACACCCGATCTACAGAACGTAGCTGGCGTATTGTTGAAAAACGCATACCCTCATCAAGAAGGTTTACGACCTGAAGAGTATTGCGCTATTTCAAGATTCAGATTCTTTGTGTCTTCTAAAGCCGCAAAAATTCCTGGCATCTCATTGAAAGGCGCGGCAGTCTATACAATCCCTATGTACGGACTAGAAGCAGCCGCGAAAATCGAACAGAACAACTATACCGCAACTGTAGGCTATAGACCGCCTTATGTTGTGTCTAGCGTTGCACAGAACAGTCAACTGTACTTTAAGTTTGCGATAGCCAGAGCTATCTCTAACCAGAACTGGATTTCCGGACTTAACGTAACAACTAGACTATAAGGAGAAACATTATGCCTTTTACTATTATCACAGGTGGATCTTTCACCTCAACAGGCGTAGCGGTAAACATCCCTTTACCTAGCTCCGCAGATTATTTCAAAACTTGGAACATGACTCAACTGGGCCTAACTGGCACTGTTTGTGTTGGTGGCGAATGGTTTGGATCTAAATTCGGCGTAGGCGCATCCGCAGCAAACGACGGACTAAGATGGAGAAAAGCTGGAAGTTCAGCAATCCTGATCGACAAGTTTTCAACATCTACCGCTTCAGATGGCTTTACATATGTCACTAAAGCCCCAGTAGTCGAAGCACCGAATTCAAGCGGTTTTACAAGTACAGCCGCTAACCCTGCCGTCGCAACTCAAACCAACACCTATTCAAACGGTGATATGGTTAGACTTGCAACAGCTACAGGCGACCTTGTTTTAGGTGGTATGCAGTTTCAAATCTCATCAGTGTCCGGCTCCGGCTATACATTACTGGGATTGCCAGCTACAGCCGCTAACGGTTTTACTGCAATTTCAGCAGGCATAACTAGAAGAATTTCTACTTACGCAGCCGTAGAACCTCAGTATATGTTTATTACAAACATATCCCCAGGCTCCGTGGCATCGCCAGCAATTGTAGGAACTATTGTTTCTTTATCTGCCGATCCTGCCCTTTATTATGTAGTAGGCATGAAGGTTCATTTCAACGTTCCACCTGCATTGGGAATGAAAGAAATGGATCAATTGACAGGTACAATTACAGCAATCGACGTGGCTGCTACTACCAATACCGCTGCTTACAACATTGTAGTGGATATTGATAGTTCAGCTTTCACACCATTTGTGTTTCCAGCTTCAGCCGGATCACCAACAAGTGCGTTATTTGCAACTATTGCCCCAGCAGGTGCTAAAACAGCATATGATCCAATTACTAACGTCTACACTGGATATAACTTTAATTTGCAGCCGTTTCATAGTGGTATCTTTTTACCATATATGCATTTAGGTGCAGGTGCAGCAAGTCCAGCGGGCGCAAGTTCGGATATCATAAATTGGTCGGCTTATAAGTACGAAGCATAGAATTGACCCATAAGGGGGAGCAATCCCCCTTTATTAGAGAATAGATGGCAAATAATATTTATCTTCCACCGTCGCCAGTAGTGCCACAGTTTTTGTTAGTTTCTAACATAACTAGAGCGCAATTTATGGTTGTAACGGTGACAACGGTAAATACATTTGTTATAGGACAGAACGTTTATTTATCTGTACCTGTCTCTTATCGAATGATAGAGGCGAATGCACTCACAGGAGCGATTATTGGCATTAGCGGATTGAACTTCACACTTAATATTGACTCAACTCAGTTCACCCCTTTTGTTGTACCGCCCACATATCAGGAACAGCCAGCTAGTTTAAGCCCAGCCGGCTCGCGTAACCTTTACAATGTTACGACAGTTCCTTTTCATTGCTTAGATGGAACAGTAGGAAATTAACCCTAGGAGAAAATATGACAGTAATGAAAGTCACAGCACGAGGGGAGCAACACGGATTGATTAATACCGTTGGTAATAGCTGCCCTAACACAAATTTTAAGCATATGGACGGCCCAACTAAAGAAAAGGCGATCGCTCTTCGTAAAGAAGAAAGTCGCATAGTCAAAGCGCGTTACCAAAATAGCCGTGGTATGCATGAAAGACTTACTAAACCATACATGAGATGGGAAGGCGATCCGATTCAAATGTGGCATTGCATCCCAGGCGAAGTCTATGACGTTCCTATGGGCTTAGTAAACGAGGTAAATAATAACCCAGGTTTGCCAAGACGTAGTGAAATACTTGATGCAAACGGAATTCCTGCAAAAATGGATGGCCAAACCGAGAAGCTCCATAGTTTCGTCCCGATCTCTTTTTGATGAAAACAATAGGAAATATTGTTGTAGTACCTCCCTGGGTAAGGTAGCGAAAGGCAGTATTTCCTTCTTTTAAGGAGTAATATGGCAACGTCAGTAGCCCCCGGATTATCAACTGTAGACCAGATAAGACAGAAGATCCGTAGATTATGCGCATCTTCTAGTGAATCTGAATTGACTACCGCTGATATCGATCAGTACATCAATACCTATTACTCGCAGGATTTCCCCTATAGCGTAAAGCTAGACCAAACACGCAATGTCTATACCTTCTATACTGAACCATACATTGACACCTATCCTATCGACGTTAACTATAATCAGGGCATACGCGCGCCGTTCTATGTCGATGGCGTATTAGGCAACTTCTACAAAGACAGAAACTCTTTCTATAATATTTATCCTCGCTGGCCGACTCTCTTCCACCCTATTAACGGCGATGGCATAACCACACTATTCAATTTCACCATCGGGCCTACACCATTTCTTCGCAATGAAGTCACCTTAGGCGGCGTTAGCACAACAGGCGCGGCAATATCTGTTCAGGATGACGGTAAAGGCAATCTACAATACGCTTTGCCAAATCCTCAGACAATAGTTCCTCCTTATACCGCGGTTTATCCAGTTGGCGATCCTAACGCAGGTAAACCAATTCCGGGGATGCACAACGCAAACACAGGGAATCCTGGGCTTAATACACTCACAAATATTGGCACGGTTAATTATGTTTCAGGTGCGTTTAGCTTGGATTTTAGCATTGTTGGGGTTGTTCCTGTAGCTGGCAAACCGATGACGCTTAGAGTGTCGCAATACCAGCCAGGCAGACCATCGGTGCTTTTGTTCTGGAATAACGAGCTAGTAATTAGACCTGTTCCTAAATTTATCCATAAAATAACTGTTGAAACGTACCTAACCCCGGTACAGTTCATGTTATCGACAGATACCCCGATCATTAATCAATGGTGGCAGCTAATCGCTATCGGCGCGGCTATTAAGGCAATTGAAGACCGTCAGGACATGAAAGGAATAGATAACCTAGTCGTTATATTCGATCGACAGGAATCTTTAGTGCTAGAACGCCAAGGCGTAGAGGAAATCGGGCAACGCAATAGCACAATTTTCTCAGGAACGCAACAGTCTGGAAATTGGAACAATAGTTGGGGACAAGGAGGCGGCTGGTGAGTGGATATAGCCCTCTAAAAATAACAGGCATGGAAAGCGGACTTATCCAATCTCGCGAGCAATTCATATTGCCCGATGATGCCTACCCTATTTTAGAGAACGCCTTTGTTTGGAGAGAGAGAATCAAACGCAGACAAGGTTTAGAATTCCTTGGTCGTCTTCAAAGAAACTTTACTAGTTTTAGTCTTGGAGCCACAAGCGGTGGCCAAGTTACCTACACATTCGCCGATATCTATACGACTTTGGGAATTGATCCAACTAAAGAACCAAACCCACAAATAGCTATAGGCACAGTTGTAATTAATATAGCAGCACCCGACGCGGCAACATTTACAGATAACGGACTCGGCGGCTTTACAGTCACAGGCGCAGGGGTTAGCGGCACAATTAACTATTCCACCGGAGCCGTGACAATCGTTCTTACCGTAGCAGCAGGAGGAGGAGCCATAACCCTAAACATGGGCTATTACCCAGATTTGCCAGTAATGGGCTTACGATCACGAGAACTTACTTCAGTAGTCAATGAACAAACAATCGCCTTCGACACCCGATATGCTTATTTCTATAATG